AGGCTAGTTAGCTGTGTTAGCCTCTTCTTGTATGTAACAAAAACCTCAGAGGCATCTGCCGTAGTGAGGTTGAGTATGTGTGCGCCATCGCTCTGAACATAAAATTCATACTCGATCGCCGAATTGCGAACAAAGGGATCGGTGCGATGTATGCGTAAAAATTCCCCTATTGGGGTGTACCCGGAGGTTTCCTCAAAGTTTACAATGGAACTTGCTACCGGACGAGATTCACCCGTAACCAAATACCTAACCCAGTAAGGAGTGCGGTTGTACGCCTCATACATTCGACGATTGGCCAATGCGAACAAATGGCCCACTTCCGCAGGAGTGAAATCGGATGTACCCGCTAGTGCAGATATTAAATCGTAGAGGTCTTTGTTCGCTTTTAGCTGCATTAGGCATTATTGGGGGACAAGTCCCCATGCTTCTTATTGTAATACTGCAAAAATTCTTTTGAATGCACGGCATCGTGGCCATACTTCTTTGTCAGTCTAAAGAAATCCCGGTGAGGAATCACCGCTACTGGCTTTCCTAAAACAGGATGGGTAGTTCCTTTAAGCTCTTGAGCTTCCTTCCTAGCTACATTGGTCCGAGCTTCCTCAAGCTTTTTTTCACGCTCGAAGCCAGTGCGTATTTCACGCATAAATGCACGGTCAATTTCGCCGTCGCTATATTTAGGAACTGAAGTGATGAGGTTCATAAAAAAAAAGGGGAGGCCAGAACTGGCCCAGCCTCCCCTATTATACTAAAAGTAAATCAGTAAAACTTACTGTTCCACCTTACCATGCGCACCTGGGTGGTGTACTGCGAGAGTAAGCGCGCAGTCAACGTACCCACGATCACCGCCACCCAAGTTGGGGAGGACAGTGCTTCCAACAGGAATAAGTTCAGCAATGCTGGCATATTCTGGGTTGAGGAAGTAACCACGGTTTTTGTTCGTGGTGTCGGGTGAACAATCAGGGTTCATGTTTACGATGGAAACAATACCGTGATCAGACTGGTAAAGCTCAACGCTCAGTTTGATCGAAGCAGATTCTCCATTGTAGTTAACATTACGGATGGACGTTCCAGCTCCATCACCGTCTGGGTCAAGACGAGCAAAGTCGCTGATGATGCGGCGGAGAGCCGTATCAGCAACTAACGTCAGACCATCCATAGCACCGCTAACACGGTAGATGGAGGTGATGATGTTGTTCATCGCAGTTTCCGTGAACGCACCAGAAGTGCTGATGTCGTAAACGCTATCAGAAGGAGTGCGGTAGGCCGCAGGAACCGGGTTGGTAGCTTGCGCACCGCTCTGGATCCACTTGCCGAGTCCACGCAACTTGTATGGATTCGATCCACTTCCATCTTCAACGTCTTGTTCGTTGTCAGACAGGAGAGTGGCCTCGATGTCGCGTTTTAGTTCACGAAGAGCTTTAGACTCTGCTTGAGCGAACTTAGCGGGACCGACTGAGTCTACTGCTTCCTGAAGATCAGAAACCTGGTAAGCTCTGCGGAACTTCTGAGTGTAGTTTCCAAGACGGACGCGATCGGTGAACTCGTCAGAATAGCTGCTTACGTCAACGCCTTCAGAGATACCTGCGGTGCTAACTGCTGCTAGTTTGTCTACGGTCCACTCGTACTGTACGGCGGTGGCTCGTGTTTTTGCCAGCGAACTAAGGACAGGTGTTTCCTCTGGGGCCAAAATAGTGAGAATATCGCTAAGGTCTTCCCGGTTGGAAACATTTGCCGATGGGCTGGCTTCGTATGTGTTTGATAGTGCCATTATATTTTCGGGTATTTAAGTGTTTGCGAGACGACGCGACCATCGCGCCTCTCTAAGTTTTTGGAAGTCGTCTTTAGTTCCAGACTCCTTAAACCGTTTCGTTAGATCTTTCAGTGCCTTGGACGAATTGTCCTCGGTTTTGTCGGACTTGGCCAATGCTGGTGACGGACTCTTTGGCGGTGTCGGCTTGAATGCTTCCCCGGCATTAGTTTGCTTAGGGGCTTTTGAAGACCCTCCAAACATGCTATTGACCGAATGAGCTAATAGGTATGGCAGTTGCCAACTTAAATCAGGGTTTTGCTCGTAAGCTTTCTTGAGTGCTGGTTGGCTGGCTAGCTGCACAAACTGCTTAGTCTGCTCGCTTTCTTTGTCGCCTAGCCACTTGAACTCCTTGATCGCTTTCTTGCCATATTCCTGACGTAGCTTAGTAGCATCCTCCACTTTCTTTACCTTTTGGAATTGATCCGGTAGGTATTTATCGCGAGATTTCCTGGCTTGTTTCAGCGCTTCACGCACCTGAGCTTTGGTCATAGCCTGCCCATTTGATTCGGTAACCTGTTCATCAGGGCCATAATCAGCAGACTCAAATAGAACATCCTCCGCCCATTCGATCACATCATTGATCTCCTTGGCTTTGTTCTGGATGTCCGGGACACTTTTCAGGTCGTCGTAGGGATTGTTCTCGATTTCGGAAGTGGCAGAAAGCACCTGCTCTTGCTGGGCTTTCATACTATCCTCAAGCTCTTTCGCCTTCTCTTCCGCAGCCTTAGCCCTTGCGGTGAGTTGACCAAAACGATCAACAGCCCGGCTGGACAACGACTCGGAGAGTTGTTTGAGTTCGTCCTCAGACAAATTGTCTAAGTCGATATTTGAAAGAACATTTGATTGATCTTGGACCTCTTCTTCTTGAGGTTGGGACTCTGTCTCAACTTCTTCAGAAATAGACTCCTCGATCTCCGGTTCAGGTGTGGGAGGGGCCATAGCCTCTTCCATTTGCCTGGCGCGTCTAAGTTGATACTCAGATGCGGATATATTAGTGTTTTCCGCTGTGTTTTCAGAGGCATCAGCGATCGCCTCGACTACTTCACTCATGTGTTTTGTTGTTTCCGCTTATTACGCCTAGCGATGGCGAGCCGTGATTATATCACAGGAAACAACTTATTCCACATAGTCGGTCCACTTTTTCAACAAAACCTCGTAGTCGCAATCTTGGAGGATGTCATCGTATGCAGAAATCTCTCCAGAGATTTGCATCACCTCTTCTGGCGAGGATCCACGTAGGCGAGCTATCGAGGACTCCCTACGTTGCTTAACGATGTTAATGAAGCGAGCAAACTGCTCATACTTCGAAAGAAAAGCTATATCATTCTCCAGACTCGGAATCATATGCTTTTACTAGTTGTTTGTGGTATTTCTTGGAAAGATCTACACGCCTATCGCGGTGAGGTTTTCCTGGACGAAGAAATATTTCCATAAACTTATCACTTACAAATTCTGGATCATCAGACTGGAATGCCTCTCTGAGTTTCTTGGCATTGCCTGCACCAAGAACATTCTGCTTTTTCCCGTATATGTTTTCGTAAACATACCTCACTTGATTATCCGTGTTATCCGGCAAGCCTTCTTCTTCCAGATACTCTCTGTAATAAGGTTTGTGGAAATCAAATTGGAAAACACCATATCCTCCGCCACCACCATATTGCTTTTGGTTGTATGCAAAGCTGTTCCCAGTCTCTACGCCCGAGTTGCCATACATGGCTGCTTCTATTGCAGGATTTTTTCCAAAATACTTTCTAACGGACTTAGCCAGCCTGTTTAAGTTTAGAAAGTGTTCTCGGTCTTTTCCGTATTGAGATGTACTTTTATTATCTGGCATATCAACAAATAGTATGGAGGCAAATAACAGAGCTATCACTGCTGCATGCCTTGAGTTTGTACCTCACCCATCTGGGCTGGTTGTGTCCCGATACGCCCTATTTGGGCGTTTTGAGCTTGCTGCATAGCGAACTGATACTGTCCAGCATACTTCTGAAGACGAGCCGCAAACGCTTCATCTTGTTGCAAACGCTGCTGAATATCCGGCTGCTCCGTATATTGCTGAATGATTTGAAGAGCCGATTGAGAGCCATTCGGGCGTGCTGGTACTTCGATTCCTGCATAAATTTTAGATAGGTCATCTGTGATATGTTTTAGCATCTGGTCCTTGGCTTCCTCCAATGGTCTCATCACACCATCCGCCAATACAGGATCGATGGAAGATGCTATCACAGAAAGGAGCTTATCCATATCTATGCGGCCATTGCGGTCCATTTGAACCAATGAAAGTAGTTGGTTTAGTTTGGCCTCCTGCTTGTCTCCATCAGAATTAAGAACGTCGAAGCTAATAGTAACGTCGAAGTTTTCATCTGGGTTTCCCTTACTAAACATTTG